CGGGATCTAAAGTAATTTCTGAGAATGGTAAAACTTTTTGTGTTGGGAATCCATTCTGCATTGTTCTTAATTGGAACGTTACTGGAACATCATTATCATCTTTTGATGAGAAGAATACATCACATCTCGTTAGGAAAATTCCAGTTTGATCTTCAACCAAGAAAGATTGTGCAAGAGGATCATACCAACCAATAAATGCTGTTGAAGAACTTGTATCTGAACCAATTGCTCCACCAGAGGATGATGATGATGATGAAGATACTGCTATTGATTCAAATTCCTGTTTATTTTGAATTCTTGCATTTCTAACAGAAACTATATTTTCTTGAACTGTTTCTATATTTCCATCGGAAATAAATCCTTCCTCAGCAATTGTCGTGGCAGCATTTTGATCGTTGAGATTATTATTGACTAATGTGAAGACCTTATTTCCAGTTGCAAATCTTGGATTATCTGAAATATTTGGATTTGGAATAAAGAAACTACCAATCAAAGTTGCTGATAAATCAGATATTAACCTAATATTGGTAATTGTAGCTTGAGCACCACTTGTCTGTCCAACTAAGATCATGTCACTTTCTACCCATCCACTATATTCACCTTGGAATTGGGATGCTAATGAGAAAGTATCAACGTTTAAAATATTGGAGGTGGATGAATAAGTAGGTTGCAATACCTGATTTGTATATGGATTTTGTGGATATGTAATAGTTGGTAGGTTATAAGGACCTTCTCTATGATTTGATTGAGCAACTCTGAATGCAATTGATGGGCTCAGTGTTTGTGAGTTTGGTCCAAGTCCCGTTAATCTGGAAGTACCTATTACTTTCTCTCCAACCTGGAATGTTCCAGAAACCATACTAATTTCAATGAGTTTTGGTACACAATATTTTGTAACATCGACGCCATCAAAGAATGCATAAAGTTGTGTTAATGGTTTTACTTTTTTAGAAACAAATTCAATATTTCTGGATCTCATGTAAGGGACAATATTTCTACTTACAACTCTGTCTCCAACAGATGTATTTTCAAACTGTTCCGTTACAAATGTTGTAGTTCCAGTTCTTGATGAAGTTCCCCATGAAGTTGTTGTAGTAGTTGTTTCTTGGAAAGTTGTGGTTGTACTTGTATCTGTTTGGAAAAGCGATCCCGCTCCCTCTCCGCCATTTATCCAACCACCAGCATTCCATGTATTACTCGAACTAGATGTTTCGGTCCATGAGCTTGTACTTGAACTTGTGCTCGATCCAGTCCATACAGTCTCCCATGCATTCCATACGGTAGGCGCAAATCCAGTTTGTGGGTCTACATTAAACTGCCTAACTGCAAGTTGCATTGTAGAATCAAAATTGCCCTCAACATTGATAATTTTTGCATCCAATCTGACAGTATCTACCCAAGTGTCTGATGCTGGAGTTAATTCCAAAGATCCTTGCCAAAAACTAATTAAGAAAGGCGTAACACTTTCTCTTCTTGTTGCAAAAGTTTGTTTTAACCATTCAACTTCAGCATAATCTAAAGTAATAATATCGCCAGTTTTTCTAATATTATTACCTTCAACTGGAGAAAATGCCAAATCTTCAGTTGGATCTACATTAGTTACGGGCCCAGGTATTAAATCAATAGAATTAGTATAATGTCTTGCTCTTAATTCATTATTTTTAAGGTCTATACTATTTTTAAATTCTACCGAATTTTCTTGTGGCAAATAAGTTGAAAAATTATCAACAAAAAATCCAGATTTAAATCTATTCAGACCTTGAGCATCAGAAACAAATAAATTTGAAGTATTACTTTCTAAGAGAGAAAGTGTTGTATAATATTCTAGAGATTTGACACGATCTTCAATTTTTTTAATGTCCGCCATCGTAAATCTCTTATGCTGCAAGAATTCAATCGAAGCCTGAGATGCATTATAAAGATATGGAGGAAGTGTTATGGCAGCAACTTCTAAAGAATCGTCTATAACATCTGGACGAGTGAGTTTTTCTGCTGGCGTTCCAAACTTAATTTGAAATCTCCCATCTTTTGAAAGATATATCCTATCAATTCTTCCAAGGTAAAAGGAAAATGATGTTACAATTGATTCATCCGATGCAAGAATATTTGCAGCAGAATTTCCAGAAGAATTAAATGTTCTTCCATAAAATTCTAATGGAGATCTTGCTCCAATTGTTGCAGTGTAATCAGAAACTTTTGGTCTGATATCAATAATATCAGTATTTCTTGCTAAATCAATTGATTGAATTTCTTTTGAATAATCAAATGTACTATACGAGTTTGTAGTTGTAATATCTCCATCATCCGAAGATTCGTAATAACCATTAGTAAAATATACTTTTAATTTTCTTGAAGGTTCTTCAATTTTTGATTTTCTTGTAATATACCCATAATCATAAAATGTTCCCTTCTGGCCACTTCCAAAGGTAAAGTTGGAAGAAACATTAGAACTTGGCGAATTTAACGTAGTAATAACTGCACTGATATTAGATTCTTCAAATACAATAGTTTCTCCTTCTTTAAATCCATTTTGATTCTTCAAAATAAATGAAATTTGTGAATCTGTAAGTCTTTCCGCACATATTCCAATTGTGCCACTAGTTTGTCCTACAAATTTTTCACCTACTATCAAATCTGATGTCTTTGTTGATGGTCCACTAATAGAAGACAATACTATTGTTGGTGCTGAAGGGTTGGATGTATCTAAGGACTCATAAATTCCGTGAATATTAATAATATCTGCAACATTTAGTGATATTTTTTCATCCTGAACTCTTGTTCCATATGGATAATTGCCATATGCTAATCCATCATTAACAGTTGTAGTTCCTGTTCCTGAATATGAATAAATTGATTTGTCAATTATAATTGAATTAACTCTATTTTTTCTTTTTATTTTTGCTTTTGGTTTGGATTTTGTTAAAGTTACAACTAAAGTTGCTCCCGTATTATTTGAACCTAAATTATAAATTTGTAATTGGGTTGATCCGCTTATAAATGCAAATTTATCTGAAGTTAATACTTCTGTTGTGCCGTCAGATCTAATTAATGAATATCTTTCTTCATCAAAAGGTAAAAATGTTTCATTAGTTCCTGCACTTACTGGAGTTGATAATTGATTTCCAGAAATGTTAACAGTAAATGATTTTCTTATTGTAAGAGAAGCATCAGTTAAATCTACAGAAGAAATATTATTCTTTGGTAATTTTGTATACAGTGTATTATCGGCAGAAACTTCCAAATCTGTTGTTAGAATCTGGAGATCTGTTACTGATAATGAAGTGGATGGTAATATACTGCTTGCTACTCCAGTTACTGATTGTACATTGGTAATCGTAACTATGGTTGAACCAACACTAACTACTCTTGCATATACTTTATTTGGTAGGGTAGAGTCAGTGTATTGAACTAAGTTTCCTGGTTTAATAATGGTTCCTGGAAATTGGAAATTTGAACTTGTTATTGTACTAATGCCACCAGAATAAGTACTAATACCAGATATTCCAATAGTATATCCAGTTGATTGAATTGTATCAGCAGTAAATGTGGATGCAGAACCCACAATACCATAAACCGATTTAACGTCAGAAATTCCATATGATGTTATTGCAGTAGAAACTCTACTATTTAAAATTCCATTAAATGTTAAAGATTCATTGGGTACAAAATTGCCATTGGTTTCATATAATACTAAAGATTTTGAATTTGAAACTGCATCCTTTAAAAATCCAGTTGCTCCACTAGCACTTCCCTTTACAAAAGTTGGAATTGTAAGTGTAATTTCTTCGTTTACAGTTACTTCAGTTGTAGTTTGAACATCATAAAGAGAAATATTCCATTGATTGATATTTGTATTGGATGTGCTATAAGATCCAGATTCTAATCTAAAATCATAAACTCTTGCAACACCAATTTCTTTTCCTGGCGCAGTTGTTTGAGAAGATCCTACTCTTTGATCTCTTAAACTCAAAACATAAGTATTTCCGATTCCGATTGTCGGTGATCCATAAACTCTATTTAATTTTAGAGTGGGTCCAGTGTTATAGTTTATGGATTGATTTTCTAACGTTTTTGTTGTTCTTGGTTTTGGTAAATCTAAAAATGTTGGAGAAATCGTTTCAATTTCGTATCCTTTTACAAATGCTTTTCCTGGAGAAATTTGATATATTGCTAACTCACTTGAAGGAATAGAACCCGCATAAGTAAATTGTCCTACATTAAAGATACCCTGATTTCCTAACCCATCATTTAAAGATTCTTTTACTGAAACGTCAAAAGGAGATACATAATAATCACCAGATTCTGAATATGTTCTTCTTGCCAATTCATCTTGAATAATATTATAATCTGTAGTTTGTTTTAATGTTCTAAGAACACCATCTTTAATAGTGGCTAACTCTACAAAATTATTATCATTAAAATCATTTAAACTTTTTTTAAAGAGAGAAACTGATATTTTTAATCTATCTGCACCAGGTGCAGAATAATTATTAAATCCTTGAGAATTATCATTCAACGCTTCATCAGCATCTGCATTAACGATTTCTTCATTGACAAATAATCCTATCCTATAATTTGGTTTATTTGTATATTGATCAAGAATTAATGTTTCGGGGATTACGTTTACAAACTGACCGCGAATAAAGTAAACACCTTCTGTAATCGAGAACGCTGATCCAGTTGAAGTTGCATTATTGGCAACTGTAATTGCAAATGGAGTTCCTACAGAAATAGTTGTATTTCCTAAAAGACCTGAGGTAATAGTTGTGTTTGATGATAATGATTCTCCATCAAAAAATTCTTTTGTTGAATTATTTTGAGTGCTAGAACCAATGTAACTTAAATATAAGGTTATATTTCCTCTTTCCGATTCATTTGACGATAATATTTTTTCAACTACTGCAGTAACTCCGGAAGTTTGTCCTGTAATTTTTGCTCCTATGAGTTGATCTGCATATACAGATACCGGTACTCCCAGATAAGTATTGTTTAATTCTACAGCATAGTAAAAAGAATTGTAAGCAGTATTTCCAGGAATAACTTTAGCACCTTCTTTAAAAAAGTGCTGTCCAAATTTTTCAATTTGGTTTTGTAATATTGATTGAAGAGTTGTTAACTCTCTTGCCTGCACAGGATATCCCGGTTTAAATAATACTTTATAATAGTCATTATTTGCATCAAAATCATCAAAATATGGTGCTACATTAAGATTAGTTTGCTGAGACATAATTCGTTAGAACTGCAAAATGACTTTGATATCTTCTTTTTGATTTGATGATCTAGTAATTGATGGTCTATTATCAATGTAGATGATGCTACCACTATATTTTTTAACTTCAGGCAAAGAAATGCCGTTTGTAAATGATTGACCAAAATAGTAGGTCCTATTATTTATTACCGTTGATACGCCAGTAAATGAAGTGCTAATTGACAAAGCGATACTTCCACCAGAAATAACCACACTACCACCTGACAATGGAGAACTTGTAAATTTTGTTAGATCAAATCCATAAGTTGGATTTGTGATACCAATACCTGCTGTAGTAAACCCTGCAAAAGTTCTATCTTGCCAATATTTTAATATACCAGTATTTTGATCATAATTAACAACTCTACCAACTGCAGTTATAGCAGTTCCTACTGTTTGTGTAATATAGGAATCTGCTATAAACGTTGCAGAACTATAACCCACTCCTACCAATCTAATTGCAGAAAGAGCACTTGCTTTATCTAACCCCAATAAAGATCCTCCAAATGCTTGGGCATTTTTTACAATACCAACTCTAGCAATTTGATTTCCTGTAATAAAATCAGGATTTTCTACGTCATTTTCTATTCTTGAATAGAGTAAAACATTGTATGCACCAAGTTCTCTATAAATGTCATATCCATGACCCCCTTGTGGAGAAATAATAATATTAAATGTTGGTATAGTTGATCCAGTTGGAACACCACCAGAAACCAAATCAACATTTCCGTAAGTATATCCAGATCCTTGACTCGAAATTGTAACCGAATCTACTTCCCTATCATTATTGATTACGATTGTACACTCTGCACCTGTGCCATCACCTTTTATTGGCACCCTTGTATACGTTCTGTTTGCAGTTCCTAATCCAACTCCTCTATTTGTAATAGTAACAATTTTGATTGACCCATCAACAGAATTATCTCTAACTGAAGCATTGTCAGAGCCAGTTTCCCAATCCAAAGGAACTGGCATAAAATCTGTTGATTCAAATTTTACAATATCACTTGGTTTAACTGTATAAAGATATTTCCAAATATATCCATCACCACTGGATCCAGCAGACCTTGGTTCTAAATCTGTAAATGTTGGTTCATCTAAAGAAGGTCTTCCATTTAGATTTTCTGGATTTGTTCCATTTTGGAGGCAAATATAAACTTTATAATCACTGTTTAAAACATAATAATATGAAGAATATAAATTAGTCGCTCCAGAGACCTTAGCAGTGTTTGATCTGCTATAATCATGACGATACATGTCATAAGTTGTTCCAGATGACCATACTCTTTTTTGAACAACCTGTCTTATATCACTTGAGTTTATCTTCTTCAAAGCAATCATTGTATCCCAACAATTATTTTCTTCATCAAAATTATCTTTTGGTGAAGGTGGGTTTACATCCCAATCAGATTGAATATCAGTTGAATTTGGTAGTCCAATAAAAGAATAATAAGAATTTGAAGAACTTGTAACACCTGCCACAAAGTTCTTCGCATTCAATATTCTAATTTGGTCAGTTATAATTGCTGCCATTTTATACGTTTTTTTATCTATTTATGGGATATAGTTTAAGTATTTTAACGGATTGGTCCTTTGTAAAATTGTTCCTGTGGTAATTCCAGCAGATCCATTTGAGGTATATGCATTATATGAATTATCCTTAATTCTAGGTCCAAGAATAACTCTGCCCCAACTATACTCACCATAAAAATTACTAAACCCAATTCCAGTCAATCCATTATAACCAGAAACGCTTACCGTTACTTTTGCAACATAAGTAACTCCAAGACCAGTTACAGATGTCTGTGCTATTGAAACCGCAGCCACTTGATACACATTATCTAAGAAAGTGGATCCAACTCCAACAATTGATCCTAAAGAATTAATTGAGGTCAATCCTTTTCCAACGTTCGAGTTATTAATAACAAAATAATAACCAGTTTGAATTCCACTAATAGTAGTTATGCCAGTTATTGAAGAATTTCTAAGGAAAGAATCTTTTGGAATGACAAAATCAAACACAATTCCGGTTGATGCAACTCCAACGGAAGTTGTTGATATTCCAGAAATAATACCAAAATCACCATCAAAAGAATTAACAGTATTGTTTTCAAATTGGAAAGTGGGAGATTCTATTAAAACAACTGGGGGATTTGATGATGTATATGCTGTTCCTGGTCCAGTTATGGAAATTGACGTAACAATTCCTGAAGCAATTGACGTTGTTGCAGTTGCTCTTTGAGTAGTCCCAAGTCCAACGGGATTTTCGATAGTTATTGTTGGAGTAGTTGTGTATCCAACTCCACCATCAGAAGGAATAATTGATGAAATTGTTCCGGCAGCAGATACAACTGCAGTGGCCGCAGCAGCAACTTTGGAATCCTGAGATATTAGTGTAATATCTTTTTGGAAAGACAATGAAGTATTATTTTCATTAATTGCATTGAAGAAAGGTCTAATACTTTGAACGAATACAATTGTAGATCCAATTCCAACAGATTGAATAAGATATGATGTTGGATAAATTGAAGCCTCATAAAGAATACGATCTTTTCCAACACCTTTTTCATTAACAATCTTATCCTCAGTTTGACGACACCAAACAACTGGTCTCAATAATGTTTCATCTGCAGTATTTCCTGGTCCAAAATAAGGATTTGTATTGAGAAGATCTGTTGAATTTACACTTGTAACTGTTCTCAATTCCTCTTGCAATGTTGAACTTTGACCTATAGATGAATCATACCCAATAGTCAATTCATCACCAATTTTTATAGTTTCTAAAATATTTCTTTCAACAACATCAACAGAACCACTTCCTCTATAGAAAATAATTTTTGATACATCACCAACTTTTGGAGGTTCAGTAAATGTTATTGTACTTCCTCCTGGAAAAATATAACCTACACCTGGAACTTGAAGTATATCATTTACAAAAACAAGAAGTGAATCTTGTACACTAATATTTGATCCTCTTGATGAACGTATAGAAATTAAATTGCCTTGGTATTTGATTGGGAAAACAATTTTTTCGCCATCAAATAAATTATCAATACTATCTAATAATTGCAATTCTCCAATAGACCATCCACTAAATTTATCAGTAAATGTATCTTGAATGCTTATTTGGAATTCACTAAAACTTGAAGTTGTTGGGATTCCAACAAGTCCACCAATTGGAACTGTTAAAATTTGTCCCACATCATATCCATATCCAGTGTTTTTGATCTCAAAATCTATAACGCTAGAACCTTGTCCTACAACAACATCAATGACTGCTTGAGTTCCCAAACCACTTACGGATGAAGAGCTATAAACTAATGGAATATTTGAGTATGATAATGGAGCATCAATAAAGACATATGGCGGATTTGTTGAAGTATACCCAGTGCCTGGATTAGTTACTGCAATACTAACAATACGACCATTAGAAACTGTTGCTGTTCCTATAAATTCAATATTAGGAATTGCTGTTGAAGAAGTTCCAACACCAACTCTAACGGTTTGTATGCCTGCGCGATATCCAGATCCACTATTTCCAATACTAATAGAAGAAATTGTACCCAATCCAGATACTACAGCAGTTCCTCCAGCAGAAACTAAAGGTTGATATCCAAATCCTTCTATCGATCCAACAGATACAATAATACCACCAATGGGTAAATTAGAAGTGTTTACATCATATAAAGACGAAACTGCAGTTCCAACAAAACTAATTGTTGTTATTCCGGCATTCTCTGATAATGTATAATCGGCAGTTAATCCTGGAGATTGGAATACATCATTTACCAAAATGACAGCATTCTCTGCAGAAATTCCTGTTACATCAGACCTATTTGATTTTAGAGTAAAATCTCTCCGAGAAGCATTAAATCTTGAGGAAATATCATCAAACAGGTAATTTTTATAATATGTTTCGTTAGATGTATTTTGCACACCTGATCTCAAGAAACTTCTTCCTTGGAAACTGGATGAAGTTGATATTCCCGACCAACTTTGTTCATCCGGATCAGTAGTAACTATGGGAACATTTCCATATGGAGCTTCAACAAAATTGAGAGTGTTATCAACGATATTATAATTTCCAAAAATTTTGGTTACTAAAGTTCCAGTTGAATATCCCACAACATTAGTTCCCAACCAAGGTCTACGAACTCTTATTGAATTGGTGCTACCAACACCAACAGCATCAACTCTCATAATTTCATCACCAACTTTAACCAAATCGCCACCAGAGAATGATGTTATTCCCGTAAAATATAGTACATCATCTGTTGTAAATGCACTAATTGCTAAGGTTGTGGTTACGGCAGACGCAACAACAGGAGATTGAATAAGATTATCAAGTGCAACTATAACTTTGGCATTTTGATTTTTGGAAGTAAGTGCATGTGTAGTTCCAATACCAACGCTTGTAAAATCTAAAGTTGCTGGTACTGATTTTAAAGCATCTTCAGCACTTCTTGCAAGTTTAATTGAATTATTATTTAATTTTACTACATAAACACTTGATGGCAACTTATTAGTAGAACCAATACTTACAAAAGTTGTGGTGCCAATTCCAATCGCGGTCGTAGTTCCAGAACCTGCGCTAGTATAAACTACTTCCTCGCCAGTAACAAAGAAGTGATTTGGTAAAGATATAGTATTTGATGAGAGATTGACTATTGAAGAATTGCTTCCATCAAAAGATCTTTGGAAAATTTTATAACCCTCATGTGTTAAATCAAATGCTCTCTTAATATCTCTTTCCGTACCATAATAATTACCATAATTTGTTTCTATAGTTGCATTGTCAAAATCAACAATATCTTTATCATCATCTTGGTTTCTTAATACATTGAAGAATATTTTAACAGAAACATTGATATTTGGTAATGGTGTAAAAGTTAATTTGGTTGATGTTGTTGTTGCAGCTCCTACGGTTCCAAGTCCAGCAAAAGTTTCAATATTTGCGTATTCAGTAAGGTAAGTTTCTGTTCCATCATCCAAAACGATAATTTCTGATAATTGATGTCTATTATTAGTTGTATCGGAAACTTGAAGTATTCCGTATAAACAATCATACTCATCAGGATATTCTGCGACTACTGTTGCAACTGGAGATGTTGATGAAGCTATTGATGTTGATGTTGCTTGCAGGCGAGCGTGTTTCATATCAAAAGTGCCAATACCTGATGATAAAGTATTGCCAATAGCAACTTGAATTGTATTAATTGTTGCTGCTATTCCAACATTTGGAGTAAAATCAATTTTTAATTGAGATCCTGATAGATATGAATAATAAGTACCAAGTCCAGAATTGGAATATGCATCCTGGGATATAGTTGTTAATTGTCCATAATCAAGATATTGTACGGTTGTGCCGTCATGTAAAACGTTTAATTCATCAAATTGATAATCACCATTTGATCCAGTAATTTCAACTAAAACTTTTGCAGATGTATAAGTGCTTGCAATCCCAACAATTGTAGTTGTGCCAGAAGAAACACTAACACTACTTGTGATTATATCAACAATACCTCCAAAATTAGAAGTAGCAGTACCAGTGAGACTATCTTTTAAATTATATGCTAATGTAGTTACATCATAATCATTTACAGAATATCTTGTTGGATAGAAAAAGAGAACGCCTTCACTTCCCTCAACACCAAAGTCAAATGATCCTTGATCATAAGTAGACTCAACTCTACCGTATTGATTAATATAACCAAGAGAATTGTCATGTAAAAGTGTCAAAAGCATTATTTGCCTTTGTGATGTATATCTTTTATCCGTAACATATGTAATATATTTTTGCGATCTTGCGTCTGTAAGATCAAATCTATGAACTTCGCTAAATCTTGTTGATCTTGGATTGCTATTAAATTGAGAACTAATATCATCAATAGACAAAACTCTGTTGCCAACAGACTCAAAATAATCTGTTAATACTCTACTAGAAAATGTTATTTGATCTGTAAATATTGATGAACTAATATTGAGTGCATTTTCGCTGACTAAATCAAAATCATAAACACAATTTAAATCAACAACACCAATAATGTCATTTATAATTTCAACGGACGTGACGTATGTTGAAAGCCCAACCACCATCGAATTTGCATTTGATTGCGGTAAAGCAGATTCTAACTGATAATCAGCAAATTTTTTGAATCCAAGAGTATGGTTCAATGTTCCCACTGCATCATTCCAAGTGTCATAATCTACTTTAGATTTTAATGAATAAGAGAAATTTTGATAATAATAATTATCTTGAATTCTTTGCGAATTTTCGTTTAAAAATCCTGCATCAATTTGAAAACCTTTTTCAACAGTTGATTTTGAATTTAAGTTGAAGAAAGACTCAAATTTTTGGATAGAAGAAATAATACCTTGAGTTTTTGATGTTAAACCCTCAACTATTTCTCCAACAACAAAATCCTCTTTGGAACCTATTTTTAAATAATTTATTTTGGAATCCCAATCATCGACATAACCATTTGCCGAATTTGATTTAATATTTTCACCAATAAAGAAATTATTTTTCTTAAGGATTGGGTTAAAAATGGGGAAATATTTTTGAGGAATAATTCTTCCAGAAGAGTTTGATGCATCATATGTTCCTGGAATTTCTCCAGAATCTAAGAATCCGTTTAGACTATATCTAACGGTTGCATTGTTTCCTCCAAGATTTGCATCAACATAATTAATCGTAAATAACTGATAATCATAATCGGAGGAGTTGTAACCTCTATTAGTGGAATTAACTCCAACACTAATATTTTCAACTAAAACCTTATCATTAACTGCAAACGGGAATGAATCTGCAGTACTGAACCCAACAGAAAGTGTAATTGTTACATCATTAGTTGTAGTATTAAATCCTACGGAACTAATCCCAACGCCATTTGAATTTTGTGTTGGTAAAATTGTGGGAGTTAAATTATATAAACCATAAGAATTTCTTAAAATAGTTACTTGAGTATCGCCAAGATTATATCTCAAATCAATTTCAGGAACTATTTGATTGGTTTTTCCATCAAAAACAAGTAATTTTGGCGCAGAATTATAACCCCTACCAAAAGAACTGATTCCAATAGACTCAAATGAACTTAAAGGCTCTACCTTTGCAATCTGTGGAAGAGAAACACTTGGTCTGATTGTAAAATCAGACGGAAAATCAAATCCAATATCTTTAATTTTTGTTTTTTTAATTTTTCCTATTGATGTGCTAGATGGTTCAAGTAAAGCACCCGTTCCAATTCCAGAATTTATATTTGTTATTGATGGTAATGAATAATAATTTTGTCCTTTGTTTACAATATCAAGTTTTGAAATTGGTCCATATGCGTATAAAGAGTCGGTATCATAATTCAATATTGAAATATTTGACGCATATGAAACAGATTCTGGTGTTTTTGCTAAATTATATGTAAATGAATTTGTTGAAGCAATTGTTATTGGATATTGTCCATTATAAGAGCTTACTTTTATTTGAATTTCATTATTTGAAAATACAGAAGAATCTATATTTATTTGCTCCTTTTCAATTGGTAAAGTGTTGTCATAAACAGGAACCAAAGAATAATAAAGTTTTTCTGGAAGATATTCATTGACAGAAAGAACAACTCTTGCATCACTACTTACACCGACTGCACCAAATCTTTGAATTTCAAAAATATTGCTTTCTTTTGTTGAATCAAATAATTCAGTAAAATTGGAATCTTTATAAAATTGCAAACTAAAAGCAGAATAAGAATTTGCTTGATTTACATACGAAAGAGAAGAATCTGATAAATCGAATGTTATTGTGGAATTTTTATAAACTTCAATTGGAGGATTGACTGACGAAAGAGTTCCAGTTGAAGAACTGGTAATTCCTACAATTTCAGGTTGCAAACTAATCGCACTATAATATGTGTTGGAAAGTTTGATTGTATTTGAATCGACAACAACTACATAATAGATTTTATTATTTTGTAGACCCACTGCAGGCGATGTTGAAGTATGAACTACTTTTTCACCACTAATAAATCTATGATTTGTGATTGTTATGGAATTTAGAGAAGTATCAATCCCAACGGATGAAAAAGTTTTTGGATCTATAAGCAATTTTCTATTATAATCATTATACTTAATTACAATTGAAGTTGATATCGATGGATTTACATCAATAAAAACTGTATCATTATTTTGCAATCCATGAGTTTCTGCTGTGGAAACTGTTACCGTATTTTTAGAAATTTTTCCAGTAACTACTGAATAATTAGTTTGGAAACTATGATAAGTACCAGAACTAATTCCAGTAAAATATAAAGTACTTAATCCACTTGTTGTTGATGCAATACCTACAAATGTTCCTGTGGATCCAAGTCCAACTTTTACATTAGAAATTCCGATAAGATCATTTGAAATTTTTGCAACATAAACAGTTGATTGATTTGATAGAGTAACTGATGTAGAAATTCCATTTGTAGAAACTCCTATTGCGCTTCCTCCATTTAAAGAATATGTAAGTTGATCTCCCGTCTCTAACTGGTGATTTGGAATATAAATTGTTTTAGTTGGAATAAAAATTTGAGTAATTCCTGCACCAGGATTTGAGAAGAATATTGTTGTTCCAATTCCTACACCAGATCTAGTGCCTAACCCTACAGATTCTGCTGGATTAAAATATATTTGCTTGTTAATTTTATAATCATATGAAGTTTTGAATCCAGAATTTGCTATTAATTTTCTTGGATTTTCATATAGAACCTCTGTGGCAGTATGTGCAGATCCAACACTACCACTAATAGATCTTAAAACTCTGATTCTTGAAGATTGAGTATCGATATTTAAAATCTTTACTTTCTCTGTTCCTATGGTAAATATATCATTTTCACGAATGTATGATGAATTTAAATTGCCACCAACAGAAAAATAAGTTACTAAACCGGTAGCACCTGTTGTACCAACACCAGTAACAAGGGATAATGTATTAATAGTAGAAATGCCAATCTGATAAGATCCCTCAATTAATGCAGAAGTTGTGTTTAATCCGGAAATGGATATAATATCTTCGTTTGAATAATTATGTGGATCTGGGGCAAAAATTGTAATTGATCCCGTATTATTTGTTGGGTATATTTCTACGTTTGAAACCGTACTTATTGCAACACTAACAGAATTTATTGACTTTCCTTTTAATCTGGAAACTTTAACACTAACATTATACCCAGAAGTACCAGATTCATCAAAAACTAATGCATCATTAACTTTATAATTATTTCCACCAGTAACTATACCAATATTTTCAATAAATCCTGGAGATGCATATTTAACATCTGCAGTTTGATTTAAAAGATTTGGTATTGTCAAATAATTATATGCTGCATTTTCATTAATTAAATTATAATAAGATGTATTTCTAACCCAATTTGTTTTATTCAGATCAATTTCTTCTTGATTTGATGATTTTTTAAAATTAAATTCATTTGGTTTTGATTTATAATTTTTACCTATTAAATATGGAAAAATTGGTCTCTTATATCCAGCAAAAACACCGGAAGAATCTGACAATGAATTAATTGTCGCAAAGTATGCATAAGTTCCATTTGGAAATTCTGGTGTTACACAAAATCTGCCATTATTTTCATCCAAAGTAGTATCATCACTAGTTTTTAAATAAACATAATCTTCAATAAAAAATCCTAAAGGAAATTCGGTTAAAGAAGGTCTATTTGGGTTTAAAACTTTTGTATATCCAGACTTAACTTGAGATACAATTCCACCCTGTCTTGTTATATACCCATAAGGACCATAGATTGGATTTCCATCATAAGCCCAACCAATAATTGGAGAATGATCTGAAGATGAAACTTCAGCATCATTAACTTTCTTTAGATCAACCTTTGAATTACCATATAAAGATTTTCCACTTTGATCAACAGAATAAACTATTTCTCTAAGTCTTCTTGGAGCATACAAATGAGAATATTGTAGTTCATATTCTTTATTAATTCCTTCAGTAATAAATCCATCATCACTAGTAATATTGTAAAAATATTTTTCAAATAAATTTACATTCCATGTTGTTATTTTTGGCAAAAATTCAGCAAAAGAACCTGCAGGAGTTATTGTTATTGAAGTTGTATTAGAATTATATCCAATTCCACCTTCAATAACTTTTATTGATTGAATTTCTCCATTTTGCACAATTGGAGTTATAACCGCACCAGTTCCGTTTCCTATAATAGTCAAATTTGGAGGAGAATTATAGTTCCTTCCTTTACTATTGACCAATACTTCAATAATTTTGCCATCAGAAACGATAGGAACAAGTTGTCCACCCGAACCACTGCTCAAAGTAACTGTTGGTAATCTACTATAATTTAATATATCAGAAGTTCCATAAGCAGAACCTTTTGATGACAAATGAATAGAAGTAATTTCTCCTCTGAATATTGGTTGAACAGTTGCTTTAAATGTTTCATTACCAATCGAGGAAATACCAATATTTCCAAGTACTTCTACAGAAATTTGTGGATAGTTAAATGTGTGGATGCCAGACCCTACAGAATTTAATACAACATATTGATTTGTATTATAATAAAAATCTTGATTAGTTACGCCCAACCCTACTTGTGATAATTTGAAATTATCATCATCAATTTTCGTGACATAATAATTTGTATTGGTAGATAATCCACTAACTGCAATATCATTAGTAGTATAGGTTACAATTTCTCCAGATTTAAAGTCATGATTTTTTATTTCAATCAAATCTAAAGATGTACTAATTCCAATAGAAGAGGTAGTTCTAACCTTGTTCTCATATCCACTACCAGAATCAATTATATTGATAGATGCTAAAATGGACTTTTTATTATAGGATTCAATTGCATGGGTGCCCGCACCATAAGATGTTAAAACAACCGTATTAATTCCAGATACGGAATCATCCAAGGTCTTGTGTAATTTGATTACATATGGTGTTTGAACAGAAGCATAGTATGAAGAATCTGTTGATAATCCTCCAACAGACATTTGACTATTTGTTCTGTAAATAACTCTTTCTGAGTTTACAAATTTATGATATGTAGTAAATCCAATCGTTGATGAAGTAGATCCCAATCCAACAAGTCCCGCATTTGATTGGGAATTAAAATTCACCTGATGAGTCACCAATTTCATATTTGCAGATGCTTTTGCATTGCTACCATTTCCACCAGTAATTTTAATGATGGGAGTATCTTGATAATCAAATCCTGGATCAATTATTCTAATTTCTTTTAGATTTCCTTTTACTGCACAATATCCAGTAGCTCCAGTTCCTACTAAATCGCCAATATTTAAAGATGGAGGATTGATAATATCATATCCAGATCCTGGAGAAAGTATTTCAATTTCCTCCAATTCTCCATAAGAAGCAGTATCTGTAGATTTGTAATTTAATATTTCAACACCATTAATTAATATTCCAGTTAAACCTGGTTTTGTTGAATATAATTGTCCTTCAATTGCTGATGGAGATATTTCTCGTAAAAGTTTCTGTGAATTTAAAGTTTTTGATTTAAATTTATATGGTTCAATTTTATTAAAATTTACAATAGTTGCATTATCAATTAAAAGAAATTTTAAGTCTTGTATATTTGATCTACTTTTTGCTAATTTAATATTATTTGAATCTATCCTTTTAATATAATAAATTCCCTCATCAAATAAAGAACTTACTATAGAGGATGTTTCAGTGATATTTCCATCAGCATCGGTAGAAGAAAAAGTAGTTTTTTCTGGAGTATAATATACAATATCTCCAGTATAAAATCCATGATCTGTGGATGATGTTATTTTGAAGGTGTCTCCTTCAAATGTTCCAGAAAATATTACAGATTTATCTGAAATATTAAGATCTTGATTATTGTAATAAGGTAAAGATGGTGATGCAACTAATGTTCTATCTTTTATCTTGTAAATATTTTGAACATTGGCATTTAATATTGAGGTTGAAGGAAAAGTTGATGAACTTACTTTTAATAATTCTCTTTTTATGATATAAGTATTTTCTAATAATTCACCTTGCCCTCTTATTGTTAATGAGTTGGATGAAGTGATATCAATAACACTAGATGCTTTTTCTACTCCAGATTCACCTATAACTTTTAATTTATCTCCAATTTTAAAAATATGATCGTTTGTAGTGATAAGACGATATGTATTATCTGAAGTATCAAGTCTAGTAAAAGATGCAACATCATATGAAGTTGCTAAATTAAATAACCAATTATTTGAAACTGCATCTTTTGAGTCAATACCAAGAGTTTTAATCTCCGCAGTATCACCTTTTGCATAATAATAAGTATCATCAATAATATCAAGATTTTCTAAAACGGAATTGATTTTTACCTTTATTGTCTGGCCTTCATACGTTCCGTATGCAAAAGTATTAATAGTAATATTACTAGAATCTAAAATTGTTGAAGTTATATTGGAACATCCAAAAAATTGAGTGAGCGATTTTGAAGAATATGATACTATTCCAGATGTTCCATCATTATAAGTTACTTCTAATTCACCACTCTTAGGAAATGCAACAGTTGAATCTACATCCAATACTGTAGTTGCAGCAGAAACTTGTCCTATTAGTTTTGTTTTTGCGTGAATGGAAAAATTTCCATATATTGCACCATCAACATTAATGTCTCTGTTGTATCCAGCATCGAGACTTAATTTATAATAAGTATTTCCAACTCCAGAAATTATTTTTTCAACTTTTGCAATTGGCGCATATGCCTTAGTAATGTCACCATATGAATCTTGTATTAATGTAGAATTCTCAAGATTGAGTGGATCTCCAGAAATACTTTCGACTACCAAATCATTGGTTACATTATAATGTGCATCTGATGGTCTAAAAAGAAACTCTCTTGGGCGAATTATTGATACATTTTCGCCATAAAGTACTTTAAACAAAATTTCAAAGGACTCATCAGTTCCCTTACTTCTATAAAAATCTTTTGCTTGCTTGATAAAAAGAGATTGATTTAAGTCCGCAGAGAAAGTTCTATTCTCAAAACCGGGCGTTAGTTGATATTTTGACTTTAATAAAAATTCTTTCAGGAATAATGAACTTAAATTGGTGATTATTACACCAGAAACATGTTCTGCAACTTCTGATTGTGAAAATACTAATTCATCTGGATTATTTTGCTTATCATAAGAAGTAATACCACTAAAACCTCTTATACATCCAGTAAATGAACTATCAGTTTTTCCTGTATATGTAATAATTTCACTATTAATTTGAATCAATCCATATGAATCGGGAAATCCATAAGTTCCATTTGATATTGGTGGATTAAATTCTACATTAATTACATCATCTGTGAATGATATATTTGCAGACAATGTTGCACTTTCAATTTGATTTGTCTGTTCATCAATTTTTATATATTTGTCAATGTTTTGTATTAAATCAACAGGAGCTCCCTTAAATTCTTGGGATATGTAATACTGAGATAAAAATTCAGAAACTAATGGAAAATCTTCCCTAACATATGAAGGAAGTTGATTCTGTACAATGTTGCTAAACTTGATTCTAGTTTCTGTCATTTGATTATGATCTTACTAAGTTCCCGTTGGTGTAGCTTGACGTTACAATGTAGTTTGATGCGGATGGATC